GAAGGGAATCATGTAGTGGTTACCCGTGTGATTATCCTTGCGGGCATTGGTGCTGACAGCGAAAGACGCCTTCGCACTCGTGTCACGCATCAAAGGGTTATGAACACCTTGGATGAAAAGGGAATCGAGTTCGGTAACCTTTTGACCACCAATCCACAAAGCGAACTCTGTGGGACTGGCGGCATTGTTGGAGTAAAGACCACTCGTGTTTTGTTGAACCTCAGCAATACCATCGGCCTCAATCCAGATGTAGCTCATGAGATCACCCTTGGAGCGGATGGGGATGGCGACCTCGTTGTTGGAGCCAAAAGTACCGATGTAATCCATACGCTCAGGCTTCATGGCGAAGTTGGTATAGCGCTTGTAATTCTGACGGAAGAAGCTGACTTGAGGTTCACCCGTGATGTATACATCCTGGGCACCCACCGATACGAGCTCGATTAAAGCAGCAGACATTTATTAATAAATGATATTAAAATTTTGGCTCATTATAAACACATGGTGGTATTCCAAGCTTTGACTTGGGAGGCGAGAGACACGGATGACGAACATCTTATCAGTATCTTGGGCAAAACTGAGAATGGTAAATCTGTTTGTCTGACGACCGTTTTTGAGCCCTATTTTTTTATAAAGCTCCCAGGGGGAACAACTGATCAGGACGTTCGAATATTGTACAATGACCTGAATAAACTCCGCCCCAATCATGTGACCAGTTACAGTGTCACAGAGAAGAAGGATGTTTGGGGTTTTCAAAACAATGAAAAGTTTGCATACATGCGTTTAAATTTTAAGACCCTCGCGGACCGGAGAAAGGTCAATTCTGTTTTCGGTTACAATAGGGAATATATGAAGTATCATGTGTATGAGTCAAATCTGGATCCTGTCCTGAGGTTGATGCATCGTACAGGTATTCAATCCACTGGTTGGCTTGATACTGGAAGTGATTGTATCCGTTCACATCTCGCAAAAGTTGATATTGATCTCTGGTGCAACGACTGGAGGACCCTAAAACCTGTAGAACGTGATGACATTGCACCTTTCGTGGTGGCTTCATTCGATATTGAATGTAACAGTTCAACTGGTAAGTTTCCGGATGCGGATGTTCCCGGTGATGCCTGTTTTCAGATTGCCATTTCACTTTGTAAATTTGGAAATGATGAACCCTATGAGAAGACTTGTCTCTGTTACAAGAAAACAGATGGCCCGGACGTTGTGAGTTTCGATACTGAAAGGGAAATGTTAGAGGCTTTTCAGAAGTACATTCAGGAAAAGGATGTAGATATTCTCACTGGATGGAATATTTTTGGCTTTGATCTTGAATATATTTTCAAGCGGGCTCTTCTGACAGATTGCAACGAAGAATTTTTCAATTTGGGAAAACTCCATGATCCACCTAGTCAGCTCTTACTAAAAAAGTTGAGTTCGAGTGCGTTGGGTGATAATTTCCTTAAACTTCTTCCTATGACTGGGCGATTCATCTTCGATATGTTCCATGAAGTGAAGAAGGGGTACAAACTGGATTCGTATAGCCTGAATAATGTCTCAAAGTTATACCTCGATGACCAAAAGATTGATATGTCACCAAAAGAGATGTTTGCTCGTTACACCGAAGGCGACCCTGCAAAACTGGCTGAAGTTGCGGAGTATTGCATCAAGGATACCCTCCTTCCCCACAAACTTTTGAAAAAGTTATGTACTCTCCTAAACCTGTTGGAGATGGCGAAGGCGACATGGGTTCCCTTATGTTTCCTGGTTGAGCGTGGCCAGCAGATTAAAGTGTTCAGTCAACTCACGAAAAAGGCCCGAGAGTTGGGATACATGGTTCCGACGATTAAGTATGGTTCTCTTCCTGAAGAACCATACGAAGGTGCGACGGTTCTGGATGCACAGAAAGGTGCATATTATACACCAATCACAGCCCTAGATTTTGAAGCTCTGTATCCATCAATTATGATGGCACACAATCTCTGTTATTCGACATACGTGATGGATGAGAGACGCTACGGGAATATACCTGGGGTGACTTATGAATCATTCAATATTGGTGAGAAGACTTATAAGTTTGCCCAAGATGTACCTAGTCTCTTACCAGCGATTCTAGCGGAGCTCAAACAGTTTCGTAAAAAGGCGAAGAGGGATATGGCTGCGGCGACGGGTTCTATGAAGGAGGTGTACAATGGTAAGCAGTTGGCCTACAAAGTCTCGATGAACTCCGTCTATGGTTTTACAGGGGCAGGGAAAGGTATTCTTCCATGTGTACCAATCGCATCCACAACAACGTGTAGAGGTCGTGGTATGATTGAGGAGACGAAGACCTATGTGGAGGCGAATTTTCCCGGGGCAAAGGTAAGGTATGGGGACACGGATTCAGTGATGGTAGAGTTCGATGTTGGTGACCGAACAGGTGAAGAGGCTGTCAAGTACAGTTGGGAAATTGGTGAAAGGGCGGCGGAGGAGTGTAGCGCCCTCTTCAAAAAACCAAACAATTTGGAACTTGAAAAGGTCTATTGGCCGTATTTTCTATACTCAAAGAAGAGGTATGCTGCCAAGCTTTGGACAAAGGGGAAGGATGACCAAATGCATATGGACTACATAGACATCAAGGGACTCCAGGTTGTTCGTAGAGACAATACACCCCATGTGAGAGAGGTGTGTAAAGAGTTACTGGATGTAATTCTCACATCCAGTGATCGAGGACCACCCAAGGAACTCGCCAAAGAGCGTGCGATTGAACTCTTATCAGGTGATATACCCAATGGAAAGTTAATATTGAGTCAGGGTTTATCAGATAGTTACAAAGTGAATGGTGAACCAGTTTCTATTACAAGTTCTCGAATTGACGATATAAATCAAGCGCATGTACAAGTAGTTCGTAAAATGCGTGAGAGGAAGCCTGGTTCGGAGCCACAGTCTGGTGATCGTGTGCCGTATATATTGACAAAGACTGACAACCCCAAGGCGAAAGCATTTGAAAAGTCCGAAGATCCCAAATATGTAGAAGAGCACAATATCCCCGTGGATTATCTGTATTACTTTGAAAATAAATTCTTGAACCCTGTATGTGACCTACTTGACCCATTATTTGACAATGTTAAACAGGATATTTTCGGTGAGATTCTTGAGCAACACAAACCAAAAAAAGTAAAAACTGGTCCTGCCCTCAGTACGATGAAGAAAGAACAACTGATTGAAGAGTGTAAAAAATTGGGACTTGATGATTCGGGAAAGGTTGCAGAGTTGCGAGAGAGGATTAAAGGTTCTCGAACAGAATCCATTGAAGACCTATTTAAAAAATACGAGCAAAGTACTAATAAGGTATGAATCTTCATGACAAGATCGCTGACATTGTTGATGAGGAATTGAATGAACGTCTCGTTTCGATGATGAATGCGTATATTGAGATAATTTCTAAAAAACATGGCATCTCTATGGATCTTCTTTTGAAGGATATCCCAGAAACATTCTCTGGAACGATTTGTAAGGGTACAACAAATGATGGAAGGCGATGTACTTTCAGGGGTATTCGTAGTGGGTATTGTAGATATCATTCGACACAAGGAAATCGTTTGAAATATAGGTCGTCAATTCCTAGGACAAATAGTCATATACACGGACCCGAACAGATGTATGTTAAGGGTTGTCCAGGTTGTGAAATTTCAAACGAGCTTATAGATTTGGATACTATGATTGGTAATGAGTAAATCTGACATCCTACTAACATCCATAAATAATTTTTACAACGAAGAAGGAAATAGAACTAAATTGGTAAACATTTTAGACAAGTCGAGTGGCATCTCGTTACGAAATCTAGAATGGTTCATAACTAACTATGCAAAGAAGAATCACACATCTTTTAAGACCCATGATGGAAAATTATTCACAGTCCATTGTGCCTACAAATCAAGTCTTGATGGCTATAGTAAAAAACTTTTTGATCCATTTTGTCGATCGGAAAAGTTTGCATACACAGTTCCTGGAACATATCATGAAATTCATACAACTCTCGCACAGTTGAATTTCATCAAATGGTGTATC